CAAATTCACCTCTAGTTATTTTTCTCTCTTTTAGGATGTCAGCAAGGGTTTCTCCTGGTGGGGAGACCCAATCGGGCGCATATCTGTTCTCAGTAGTATTAGTCATGGGTATTAATAGTTGCAAAAATCGTGGACAAAATAATTGACAACCTTAACGGACTCTTTGATTTTTGGAATAAAATCAATATCTAAGCTAATAAAAATAAAAGGGTCTTTTGTTTTTCTTGTATTCTCTAGCTTGTGATAATAAGATATATCTAATAGTAAAATATCTCCTGATTTTACTATTAGTCTTTGAGTGTCTTTTCTGCAAGTCAATAAAGAATCTATTTGATCATCTATACTCCTAGAGTTAGTATTGTGATTTGTTTTTAAAAGTTTTTCTATTTTTTTATTATTTACTGTAGATGCGTAAAGCTCATAATTATCGCTTTGAACAACTAAAATAATTGAGTATTTTCTGTCCTTATAGATGTCATCGACGTGCCACTCTACTCCCAGAGTAGCCCATAAAGTATAAAAGTAATCGTAGTCATCATAGAGAGGGCTTACATAATCATGTCTTATGGGAAATTTGACAGTATAACAAGGATCGGTTGCTATGCTGTTTAACTTTTTTAGATTATGATATTTACCCAGTTTATGTAAAGGTTTCATTTTTTTTGTTTGGTTGAGAATTACTAACTGATTACTGGTAACTGATTAATAAACTAAGTAAACAATCTTGATGCAGTTGCTAACAGATATACTCATTCTTCTTCAAGCATTAATTCCATTTCAGTATCCATGATGATTATTTATTTTTTCGAGTATTGATAAAATCTTCAAAAGTTTCAATAAACGCTTTAATAAACCCAGAAGAAAAACCAATTGTATAAAACATAATCCAAATAACAGTTAACATAAGTATTGTGAATATTACAATACTTACAATAGATAAAATGACAGTAGAAATAATATTCATAGTTGTTAGTGCGCGGTTAGGTTTATCAGAAAAATAAACACCCTGATTAAGGTTAAACAGTAATTCCATAGAAATCCATGTATCGATACTCTAAAAGCCTGACTGGACATAGCTCACGACGGCATCGTGAATAAACTTAATATCTGTAACTATAGTTGTTTGATCGCCATAGTCTTTATCGTCATTTCGCAAAATAACGATAAACTTATTTAATCGGCAAAAATAACGTACTCCTATTCGTGAATTTTTTATTCTTGCCCAATATTCGTCATTATTGTTAAAAGATTGCTTTTGCTCAAATTCCCAAATATAATAGGGAATATTTTCTTTGATTGTAGATTGAAACTTTTGAAACGATAACATAATTTTCCTCTATTTATTTTCTGTTTTTGTTAACTCATCGAAAGACTCAAACAACTCTTGAAACTTGGCTTTTCTCCATCCTTTTTGAATCTTGAAAAAAACCTGTAACTCACCGTTAATACATTCTGTAGTTTGTTTCCCAATATTTTCTATTCCTTGAATCAAAGAATCTGAAAAACCCTGTAAAACTGGATAATATTTTCTTACAAGCCAGCGACCATAATTGCAATTTTCATTATCTGTTATGTAGTTCACTTGAAAAACCAATAAAGTTGGTTTCCCCTGCAATATTTGAATAACATAGCTAATATCTGCTAAAAACCCTGAGTCATTTTTCCCAAAATAGCAATTTTCTTCAGTTACATGAAACATACTTAAAACTTGTTCTTGAAACTCTTGAAATGACAGCATGATACTCCTGTTGATTTGTTGCCGATAACTGATAACTAATAAATGATAAATTAACTGATCCATCGATACAATCCAGGTGACAGCTCATCTGTCGTAATAATCGGTTGCAGTTGAGTAATGGGATCAAAAACTACGTAGTACTGCTTTTCTGTTAATATATCTTTGTAAATATAAGCCACGTAAAGTATGTATTTTGAGTCGATAATTATACCGACTTTACTAGACCCACAAATACCTTCAATACGAATCTTCATTTTTACTCCTAAGTGTTTTGTTTTTGATGGATGATAACTAACTACTGATAACTAAAATTTAAACTAGTCAACTGTTGTTTTAGGTTTTGGCAGTGTCGTCCAGTCGATAACCTTGCTAAGTTCGACAATTAAAATTGTCCGATTCCATCGTTGTTTTGGAAGTCCATATTCAGATGCTAATTTTCTTAATTTGGTCATTTTCAAAAAACTTAGTTGATAACTGGCTATGTCTTGTAGCATATTTTTACTCCTGTTTATTTGTCGACATAACTGATAACTGATGTTAGCAATCCTTATAAAAAATTTATTTTAATTTCAATGCCCGCCGCTAATATTGCGCCAATAGCTGCACCATAAATTCCTGCTATCGATCCACCTAGGGCTGCGCCTCCTACTATTACCACTATCAGGCGATCCGCTTTATCCCAAAGTTTTTTGGTACTCTTTTTGTTAATTTTCATAAATTGTTCTTAATAGTTATATTTAGTATTATAACTGATAACTGATAACTGATAACTAATAAATACCTGATTAGTAACTAATTGTCACAGACTACCCGAAAACCGAAAGTGATGTCGCGGTCGTCGCAACGGTAGTTGCCGATGCCAATCGCGGAGCGGCATGGAAAGAAGCCCCAGGAACCGCCCCGCAGACACTTATTGTGCCAAGTATCGGCGCACCATTCCCAGACGTTGCCGTGCATATCGTACAACCCCCAAGCATTAGGTAATTTTTGCCCTACAGGATGGGTCATCATCCCAGAGTTGTCTTCGTACCAAGCGTAATCTCCTAACTGATTGGCATTATCTCCGAAATAATAATCAGTGGTTGTACCTGCACGACAAGCATATTCCCATTCCGCTTCCGTCGGTAGGCGATAGGTTTTCCCTGTTATTTGACTCAATTTCTGACAAAAAGTTTCAGCATCATCATAGCTGACATTTTCTACTGGATTTTGAGGATTACCTTGAAAGTAAGAGGGATTAACTCCCATTACTGCTTGATATTGTACCTGAGTCACAGGATATTTTCCTATTGCAAAAGTTGCGTCAGGAACTTTTACCATTTCAATCTGAATTGCGAGTTTAGGGTCTAAGCCCGCAAGTTTAGTTAACTCAACCAGATTATCTGTATCTGCATTAGCAAGACGCAGGTACAGTTCTTCAACTTCTCGAATAAAATCCGCATCACTCATTTTTTTGCTTCTAAATAATTGTTAATTGACAACTAATAACTGATAGCCAAGCGAACGCAGAGTTAAGAACTGTAATCATCTATGTGATCCAGAGACGTTTGAAAACCAGACCAGTATATAGCAGTCAGAAGCTTTTCTTTTTCCTCTTTAGTCTGTAGAGTCTCTAGGTATTCTACTACTTCAGATAGGATCATATCTTTATGAGGTTCATCTAACTGTGCTTCCCACATCTCTTCAGCTAATAGTGTTGGTCTAATAGTTTCTGCCACTCGAAAACCGATACTGTCGTAGCGGATGTCGCGGATGTCGCGGCGGACATCGTCGTTGCGAATTATAGAACGGTAGTTACGAGGATTGGTGTTCCAGGAACCGCCCCGTATTACAACCTGCTGGCACCATTCCCAGACGTTGCCGCGCATATCATAAAGACCCCAAGCATTGGGCTTCTTCTGCCCTACAGGATGAGTTGTATGCTGAGAATTTCCTATATACCAAGCGTAATCTCCATAATAGTCGCTAGTTGTCTCCGCACGACAGGCATATTCCCATTCAGCTTCCGTTGGTAAACGATATTGTTTCCCTGTTGCTTTACTTAATTTCTGGCAAAAAGTTTCAGCATCATCATAGCTGACATTTTCTACTGGATTTTGAGGATTACCTTGAAAGTAAGAGGGATTAACTCCCATTACTGCTTGATATTGTACCTGAGTCACAGGATATCTGCCAATCCTAAAACTTTTAATTTCTTGACTTGCTGGTATCTCTACCATTGTAATTGTCATTTTTTACTCCTAAGTGCTTTATTTTTAACAACTGATAGCTAACTTCTTGGGAGGGGCCCTACTCTAATCACCTTAGTCATCCAGACACGCTTGAAACCCTGACCAGTATATAGCAGTTATAAACTTCTCTTTTTCCTCTTTAGTCTGTAGATTATCTAGATATTCTACTACTTCAGATAGGATCATATCTTTATAAGGTTCAGGCAGCTGTGCTTCCCACATCTCCTCAGCTAATAGTGTTGGTCTAATAGTTTGTGCTACCCGAAAACCGACATTGTTGAAGCGGAGCCCGCTGGGAGGGCTGCTGTCGCGATTCGCGGAACGGCAGCAATAAGGAGGATCGTTCCAGGAACCGCCCCGCAGCCACTTATCAATACACCATTCCCAGACGTTGCCACTCATGTCATAGAGTCCCCAAGCATTAGGTAATTTTTGCCCTACAGGATGGGTTATCAGCCAAGCATTAGGTGATTTTGCTGCGCCTACAGGATAGGTTATCAGCCCAGAGTTGTCTTCGTACCAGGCGTAATCTCCTAATTGATTAGCATCATCTCCAAAATAATAGTCAGTAGTAGTCCCCGCACGACAGGCATATTCCCATTCCTCTTGTGTGGGGAGACGATACTTATGGCCAGTCATTCCATTTAATTTTATGCAAAA